ATTACAGATATTAAAAAAGAAAATATTAATAAAAACATACAAGGAATTAGTATAATATTAGATCTAATAAGCAATATTTATCTAAAATGTGAATATAGACTTATATCTGAAAATTATAAATATTTATATAATATTTTAAATGACTATATAAAACCATTAGAATATGATATTGAAGAATATTTATATTATAAAGATCTTGATATAAAATCTAACCTATTTGATGATATAAACCTAAAAGAAGATGATAATAAAATTATGGAAATATATAAATTAATTCTTATACCTTACAATAACAAACTAAAAATTAATAATAAAATTATATATAAATTAGATATTATCAATAATAATCTTAATCAAATCATTAATAAAATTAAAAATAATATTAAAGTCCTTAATTTTAACGAAATTCGAAAAATAACTTTTACAATTTAATAATATATTTTTATACACATAATTGTATATAAAAATAAATAAAATTATAAAAAATATATTTACTATAGAAAAAAAAATAAAAAAAAAATTGAAAAAAAAAAAAATAAAAAATTAGTATGAAAGATTGTCTATAATGATTAAAGTCCATACAAAAGGAGATATCATATATATTACAGGATGGTTAGGAAAATTAAAAGACGATATAAAATATCTAGGATTCCATTTTAATGCTATCGAAAAAATATGGGAAAAATATGATTATAAATTAAGCATTTATAAAGATGTTGAAGATCTAATAGCAAAATATTATGAAAAAAAAAATCAATCAGATGAAAAAAAACATAAAAAAGAAAAAGAAGATACCATAAGATGTGAAGCATTAACAAAATCAGGTAATAGATGCAATAATAAAAAGAAATGTAATAACTACTGTCATATTCATATAAAAAAAAATAAAGAATATGTAAATGAATCAGATAATAAGTGAAGTAATACTATAAGCAAAGCAATAGTATAAGCAAAGCAATACTATAAGCAAAGTAATAGTATAAGAAAAGCAATAGTATAAGCAAAGTAATAAAATAAAAAATTACAAGAATAATGATATATAAAGCAAAAAAAAATGAAAAAAATCAGAAAAAATTGAAAAAATATATTTATAAAAAAGATTATAAATATATATATCAGAATGGAACCTATTACATTAGATTATAGTTCATTAAATATAATAGTAAATAACTTAAGCATACAAAATGATAATAATGAAGAATTATATAAAATTATAAATTTAGATGATACATACAAAAAAATGGAGGAAGTAGAAGGATTAAAAATAAATTTATTTTCACATCAAAAGACATTATTATATAGATGTATGCAACTAGAACTTTATAAAAAAATATTATTAAAAAATGATGAGAAAAGTTTTATAAATACAAATGTAGGTTTAATATGCGATAAAGTAGGTTCAGGAAAATCATTAGTTGTTCTATCATTAATATTAAAAAATAAAATATTAGAACTAGAAAAAAGGGATATGATAATATCATCATCAGGTCAATCAGGATTACCAACATATATAAGAGTCATAAGTAATAAAAAAGAAGAACTAAAAACAAATTTAATAGTAGTTCCACCAACAATAATAAATCAATGGGAAGAATATATTCAAAAATATACAAATTTAACATACTATTCAATAAAATTAGAAAAAGATATAAATAAATATCAAGGAAATATAAATTTTTTTGAAAATTATGATATCATCTTAATAAGTGGAAAAAGATACAATTCATTTGTATCTATAATAAATTATGAAGAATCAAAAAATAAAAAAATATATTTTTCAAGAATAATAATGGATGAAGTAGATACATTAAATATACCAAATTGTAAAGAATTAAATGCAAATTTTTATTGGTTTATAACAGCAACATATCAAAATGTAATAAAATATTATATGATAAAAAATAATGGATTTATAAAAAATACATTTGTAAGTTTATATACAGTTCAAAAAAAATATAAGAATCCATTATTATTAAAGAATGATAATGATTATATAGATAATTCAATAAAATTACCAGATTATAAATTAAAAATATTAAGATCAAAAAATACTCATATCATAAATATTTTACAAAATATAGTAAGTAAAGAAGTAATAAATTGTTTAAATGCAAATGATATAGATTTAGCAATAGAAAAAATCAACTGTAATGTAACAGATGAAAATAATATGATAAATATAATATGTCAAGATTTAAATAAAAAGAAAAATAATATAGTTATTAAACTAAATACTTTAGAAATGATGGAATATGACTCAGAACAAATGAAAAATTATAAACGAGAAAAATTAATAAAGAAATTAGAAATTGTAGAAAATAAAATAAAATTAATTTATGATAGATTAAAAAATAACAATATATGTCCAATATGTATTGAAGAACCTAAAAATAAAGTTATAACAAATTGCTGTAAAAATATATTTTGTTTAGAATGCATATTAAATTATCTAAATTATAAAAAATGTAATGAATGCCCATTATGTAGATCAAAACAAATAAATCCTAAAGATTTAACAGTCATAAAAAAAGATTTATCAAATGTTAAAATAAAAATAAAAGAAAACTCTTTAGATGAATTAAAAGATAAATATGATCATTTAAGAAATATAATAGAAGAGAATAAGGGTAAAAAAATTTTATTTTATACAGAATATACATCAGATAATTTGTTTTCAAAAATAGAAAAAATATTTATAAAGAATGAAGATCGTTATGATAAAGTAATAGGATCAATCCATAAAATAAAAAATACATTAAATGATTATAAAGATGGAGATCTAAATATATTATTATTAGATGCAAAAACATGTGGTTCTGGATTAAATTTAGAAAATACTGATATTATAATATTATTTCATGCAATGAATAAAGAAATGGAACAACAAATAATAGGAAGAGCACAAAGATTAGGTAGAAAAAATAAACTAATAGTATATAAAATATTATATGAATCAGAATTAATTTAGATCTTCAAGGGTGTAAAGCAATTTAAAAAAATATAATGCGAAGTAATACTATAAAAATAAATATAAATATATATTTATATTTATAAAAGTGTGTAAGAAATATATATATATATATATTTGTAATGAAAAAAAAAATCATAACAAAAAAGAAATCTCATGAAAAGGAATTTTATGAAATAAATAATAAATATAATCCATCAAAGAATTATTATATGTATATAAATTCAAAATGGATATATAAAAATAAAATTCCAAAAGGATATTCAAGATGGGGAACATTTGATATAATGAGATTTAAAATGAATAAAAGAGTTTCAAAAATAATAGATGAAATAGAAAAAAAGAATATGAAAAAAAATCATAGAATAAAAAAAGATGAAAAAAAAATATTAGATTTTTATAAATCATATAAAAATCAGAAATTAAGAAATAAATTAGGAATAAAACCAATAAAAGATATCATAAATTATATAAGAGATGAAAATAATAATATATATGAAATAATAGAATTCATGCTAAAAAATGAAATACCTACATTATTTACAGTAGGTGCTGAAACAGATGTAAAAGACAGTAAATATTATATAACATATATAGGAGAATCAGAATTAAATTTACCAAATAAAGATTATTATAAAGATAAAAAATTTAAAAAAATAAGAGAAGAATATAAAAAAATGATAAAAAAAATAGTAAAAAAATTTAAAATGATATACAAACCAATACAATATTCAAATAAATATGAAGAAGAAATATATATAAATGAATATGTAAATAAAATATATAATTTTGATAAAAAAATAGCAGAGAATAAATTAGATGTAGTTGATTCAAGAGATATAGAAAAGATATATAATAAAAGAATAAGTTCAGATTTTTTCAGTAAAAGATTAGATATATTAATAAAAAATCTAAATTTAGGAGAAAAAGTAATCATAACAAATCCAAAATATATGAAAGAAATAGATGAAATGTTAGAAAGAAGTAGAATAAATAAAATATTAAATAATGAAATAAGATTATGGTTAGAATATCAAACAATAACAAATTATTTAAATTATTTAGATATAGAAAGTAAAAAAATATATAATAATTTTTATAAAAAAATCCTATTAGGTATTGATAAAATATTAGATAAAAAAACAGAAGCAGTAATATTTACAAATAATATATTAGGAGATATAATAGGGAAAATATATATAAAGAAATATTTTAGTAAAGAAACAAAAGAAGATGTAAAAGGAATGGTAAAAAATGTAAAAGAAGGTTTAAGAAAAAGAATAACAGAATTAGATTGGATGAGTGAAAAAACCAAAATACGAGCAATAAGTAAATTAGATAATATGATAGTGAAAGTAGGTTATCCAGAAAAGAATGGTTGGAATAGTTATGATATAGAAACAAATAAGAATGAATTAATCAATAATATAATAAATTTAGATAATTATATATTTAAAAAATATGTTATAAATAGAGTAGGAAAACTAGTAAATAAGGATTTATGGTATATGTCTCCTCAAACAATAAATGCTTATTATTCTCCAGATACAAATGAAATATGCTTACCAGCAGGAATATTAGATGGTGCATTTTATAAAAAAGGAAGATCAGATTATGAAAATTATGGAGGTTGTGGAACAGTAATAGGACACGAAATAATACATGGATATGATGATTCAGGAATGCGATATGATGAAAAAGGGAATTTAAATAATTGGTGGTCAGAAGAAGATAAAAAAAAATATAAAATGAAAACAAAAGAATTAGAAAAACAATATAATAAATATAAATTAAATGGAATAAAAATAAATGGAAAATTAACATTAGGTGAAAATATAGCAGATTTAGGTGGTGTAATAGTAGCATATGAAGGACTAAAAATAAAATTAAATGATAAATTAGAAAATAAAGGTATAAAAGATTTTTTTAAATCATATGCAAATACAGAGAAACAAATAAGCACAAAAGAATATATATTAGATAGAATATACTCAGATCCTCATTCTCCTTCAGAATTTAGAATAAATGGTGTAGTATGTAATATACCAGAATTCTATAATGCATATAATATACCCATCAAAAAAAAGAAATTTATAAAAATATTTTAATTTTTTTTAAGATTTTACATATAGATATTTATATGTAAAAATATATGCAAATAAAAAAAGAATTATAATAACCTCATATTAAAACTACCAAGGGAATAAAAATATTTTTAGGTAGAGTAATCAACAAAAGAAAATTATAGTCCTTTGACTGTCCTGAAGAAACTAATGATAGTTTCTTTAGTAGAAGTAGGGTTAGAAACACACTCGGGTGCTTCCATCATATCAGAATGAATAAAATCATTGATATTCGTGGAACGAGCAATCTTTGACATTTGATCGTAAAAGATTGGAGAGTAATGAATCTTAAAATCTAACCTACTAGAACCATTTGTATTGATAAATCTAATAAGATTTTCAATGGATTCAGTGGAAGATTTCTGGATATTTCCATAAGTTTGACAAAGAAGAGGGAAATTAGCAAAAACAGGTGCTTTTGTAACCCCTAATTTTTGAGTGGTATAACCAACTTTAAGAAAAAGCTTTGAATTTTCTGTTGGTTTCGGATTACATTTAAAAGTATGCTCCTTGCCATCGATTGAAAAAATGATATTACCATTAGATAATGTGTAATCATCAACAGGAATACCTTGGAAATAAGTGAAATCATTTCCAGAAGTAAGTGATTTAATCATTTCAATAATTTCAGGCTTATTAGGAATATAATGAATGTGTGTTTTTCCTTCACCAGAACAGAATTCAATCTTATATCTTGCAATTTCGTTTTCATCAGACCAACTTTGAACCCAAACAGGAAAAATAGAAATATTTAATTTCTTGTTGATAGGTTCGATAGGTGAAAAAAAAAATTCTCCACCCTTCGATACATTGCTTACAGTCTCAGAATCAACTGTAACTTGAAGTTCATCAATTTTTTCATCAACCGAAAAAACATTTTCACTGACAGATTCTTCTTCTTGAATAGAAGAAAGGGGTTCTTGAATCATTTGAGGAATAGGTGTTTCAATACTCTTGAGAGCATCAATGACACGATTCATTTCAGTTTTGATTTCAGAAACAGAATCAATAAGTTCATTTATTTCTTGATTGATTTCT